GTAAGTAAGATGGATCTAGGAAATCCTGTAATTACTGCCCTAGTTGGGTTAGTAATATTCTATATCGGACTAAAAACATTCTCTGGGGGAATGAAAGCAATGGGTAATATGGATCACCTTGCATTCTTCTTGGGTAATCCGATATACATGTTTATTGGTGGTATAGTCATGACATTGTTGTGGCAATCATCGTCACTTTCGACTACCGCAATTATTGCGTTGGTTGCTTCTGGTGCACTACCGTTACCTGCGGCAGTTGCGGCAGTCTTGGGTGCTAACATAGGTACTACTGGTACAATATGGTTAGCAGGGTTCTTCGTCTCGGATGGTATGCCGAAGGGAGATACTCTGCGAATAGCAATGGCACATACAGGAATGAATCTCCTGATGGCATTGATGCTCTTGCCCTTTGTGGGTAGGATTGCACAATTTCTCACAAAATTTTAAATAAAACAAAAAGGGGGTTGACAAGACCCCCTTTTTCTGCTACTATGATTATATAATAATAATTGAGGTAGTTATGATAAAGCAGTTAGTTCTTAGCGTTGCTGTACTCACTATGATCCCTAGTGGGTCTGAAAGTGCATCAATCGCAGAAGCAGGTGAATATCACTCTGCACTAACAGAACAGGTTTGTCTTGCGAACAATATCTATTGGGAAGCAAGGAACCAAACAGAGAAAGGAATGATCGGTGTTGGTCTTGTGGTACGCAATCGTGTTAATGATAATCGTTTCCCACATTCGTATTGCGAGGTGGTGCATGAAGGACCTACTCGTCCAAGTTGGAGGAACCCAGACACTCGAATCCCTGTTAAGCATCGTTGCCAGTTCTCTTGGTATTGTGATGGCAAGTCTGATGATATTCGTTCTAACGAGTTGGATATTTATGCCATTGCTAGTGACATTGCTCATCGAATTTATTCTGGTGACATCACCGACATTACTAATGGTGCTACGCACTATCATGCAGACTATGTGATACCTGCATGGGCGGCAACTAAAATAAAGACAATACAAATTGACAATCACATATTTTATAGATGGGAGTTTTGATGACACCTTATGAAGAAATAGATTATAAGTTCAACGAAGACAAGTTACTTGCTGAATTTAAAGAGTACATAGATGGAACCTACAACGCCCATTACTCCAAAGAAAAATTCCAAGCGACTGAGTTTATCGTGGATAGCGGTCACGGCACTGGGTTCATGATTGGAAACGTGATGAAGTATGCACAACGATACGGCAAGAAGGGTTCCAATGCAGATGCTAGGAAAGACTTGCTTAAAGTGTTGCACTATGCCCTTATGCAACTTCATGTCCATGACTCTACATAACTCCGCTAGAACTTTTCATATACATGTAAACAAAGATACCTATTAGACCAAGTATGGTGACTCCTAATGGAATAGCAATCATAAGTTTTTCTTGAAACTCTGCTTGCTTCTTCAATGCTTCTCTTCTCAATTCTTCGAGACGTTCTTTTTCTTCTTTGATTCTCTGTTGACGTAGCGCGACAATTTCTTTCCACGTTCCCCAACCGAATCTATGATCGATTAGTTCACGCATTTCTTCCATTTGCTCTGCCGCAAGTTTTGCATCGATTACCTCTTTGGCAACCGATTTAATTCCTAACTGGTCAGAGACAGAGTTCCCTCTTTCGACTTTTGCTTTCTGAACTTGAGCATTACCGTCTAAGAGGTTCTCTAACTGAGTACCAATCTCACCAATGTCTTTTACTGTATTGATATTCGATTTGATGAAATCCACTGACTGTTTCACCAAAGCAATACCTGCTAAAACTTCTGCGACCATTTTTTTCTTTCATTTAAATTTTAATATAGGTCACAGGTTTAATCTAAGTCAGTACTGGTATTTATAAGTATTATATATACTACTGTAGATGTTGGAGGATATTCTGGACATGGGGGCAGTACCCATCACCTCCACCAAAATTACATGGGGAAAATATGGACGATAAAGATAAAATAATAGACATAAAACGTACTACTAATGAATTTGAAGTCGGAGTTAGATTATTAGGAAACGAACTAATAGGAATACGACTTGCATCAACTAACGCAAGTGGCAAGATGATTCTCTGGGCAGTGCTATTATTATTCTTTACATTCATGATCATGGAAGTCTTTGGGTTCAACCAATACTTTCTATCCACGTAATTTTGATGGGGGTGAACTAGGTTCGACAGGTATTTTAGTCTACGAAACACAAATGCAAACGATAACTTTGCACCATCTGGATTACGCCTAGCGGCATAATCGCAGGGGGTTGGGCACTTACCTAGCAACAGAAAAGTGTCACCACACACAACACAGGAGATCACAATGGCAAATCCATATCAAATCCGTTACGATGTTCTTGCAATGGCAAAGGATATCGCAGACAAGAACTACGAAATGCAAAAAGAACTTGCATGGAAAATGATAGACATGGCAAAAGATAATTCAGATCAAGTCATGGATGCTTGGAAAACTTATGTCCCAAAGGCAGTAACGCCAGAGGAGATAAAGGAGCAAGCAGATAAACTATATGAGTTCGTTACCAAGAAATAAATCGCAGGGGGTTTGGTTTATTTAAACTGAACCCCTAAAAATTACAGTAGAGTTATAGTGTCTTTCATTATCACCAATAATACTGTAGTTGGAACTTCTATAAGAATTGTAAGTACCTTCACTGTCAAAATCCTTTTGATAAGTTATGTATGTACCGTCAGAAGATAAAGTTTCAGTAATTGTTAATTTGCCTGAATTTTCTAGACCATCTAATACTACATCTATATCACTATCTTCAGTTTTATGATCATTCCAAAAATCATCTACAGTTTCCCAAGTTTTATCAGGATACTTTGTAGAAAGTATTTTAAGTGTTGTTCTGTATGCCATTTATCTTTTCCAATAAATTATTATAAAAATCTTTAAATTTAGGTTCTAATACGCTCTTTATGTATTTATCATATAAGTACCACTCATTTTTAAATTGATCAATTGTTTTTTCTAAATAATCTCTTATCTCATGTTCTAAATCAAATACATCTTTTGGCAACCTGTCAAATCCAGTATAGTCAGTCATAGGCATACCAAATCTTCTAATATGACCATCTTTACGATCTTTGTTATAGTTCACTATAGGTTTTCTACTAACTAAGTTTGGATAGAATGATCTATAAAATTGATTTTTATGACACATTAAACAATTTATAAAACCGTCTTCCATATCTGAAGAGTGACTATCCCCATCTGTATTATACTTAGTACCATTGATAAATTCTATTGTCTCATCTTCAATGTACCAACTTAATTGCTGTTCTGGTGTGTGATTAAAAAATGCTCCTTCACCAGTATCCTTAAAAAACAATTTGAAAGATTGTTCTTCTTTTCCATATATACCTGATATCTCTCCAGATTGTTCTCTTGTTAAATCTGGTTCACCAAGACCTAATATTGGATAACCATCAACCTTTTTTGCTACATGCATATAATACAGTATTTGTGGACTAACTGCTCTAGACTTATGAGCAATATCTAACCATTCAGTGCCTTTCCAAAAGTTGTGAACATCAGCGTCATATAATGTATATTTTATATTATAAGCATCACACCAATCTATTGCATATTTTATATCATAATCATTCCAACCATCATTATATCTCATAATAAAAATTTCATGAGGCACTTTTGCTAAACGAAAAGATTCTCCAATCACATTAGAATCTAATCCACCACTTAAAAATATTACAGGTTTTTTTTGTTCTTCGTAAATCTTTTGTGCTGAAAGTATATTTTCTTCTTGCCATGAGTTTGGCAATCTATTTATTTTCGATTGAAACATAACAATTCATTCCATAATCTGCTTTTATAAATTCGCTTTTTTTAATAAAACCAACTCTTTGGTATACAGGTAAAGATTTTTCTCTAGGAAAACTCCAAACAAAATCGACATATTTAAAACTATGTTCTATCGTATGCTGTAATAGTTTTTTGCCTATATTTTTATTTCTATATTCTTTTATAACATATAATCCTCTAGATCTAAACTTATCAGGTTCAGACATATGGCAACTATTAACTCCAACTAATTTATTATTTTCATAATAACCAAAATAAAAAACATCTATATTGTGCATATCACTAAATCCATTTAAATATTTCATATTAGAATATTCTAGATGATTTCTATGTGGATGTAAATATTCCCATAATTCACAGACTTGAGTGAAAGAAATATTTTTTATCATATAATTAAAAAACCTCTTGACAATCGCTTTTAGTTGTGGTACTATAATTTGTATTTAGAGAGGTTATTATGCAAGAAAGAAAAATAGTCTATGTGGATATGGATGGGGTCTTGGTTGACTTTCAGTCTGGTATAGATGCTTTAGGTGAAGGACTCAAAGAAGTCTATAATGAAAGGTGGGACGAGTGTCCTGACATTTTCTCAAAGATGGAACCTATGCCTGGTGCAATTGATGGGTTTGCTAAGTTGTCAGAGAAGTATGATACATATATACTATCAACAGC